TCCCAGCGTGCGCGAATCGATTTGATGCAAAGCCAGTGTTCAAGTGCGCGGATCAGGCTAAGGATCATTTTTCTTTCCGGAAGACGTTCACCGCGCCGATAAGCGCAAGCCCCGCCGTTAAAATGGCTTCCTGCATTTCAGGATGCAGTTTGACGCCCAACGCAGTCGCCAGCGCCAGCAGTCCGCGCCATGTCGAGGGCTCTTTGAGTCGTTCGAGTATGTAGTTCATTTGCCTTCCGTGTGTTGCAAGATTTTCTGCCAGAGTTCTTTCCGGTCGCGCTCACATTCAGAGATTGCGGTCTCCAAACGGTCAAGCCGTTCCGCGCGCTCAACGTGCAGCCGAGCGATAAGCTCGCTGTTTGTGCGGTTCATCCACCAAATCGCAACTAGAAGAATGACGACGGTAAACGGTTGACCGTGCGCTAGTTCAAAAAGCTCTTTCATTGGTCGTCAGGTGGGGCAAAGCCGCCGTCGGGTTGCTGGATCCAACCAATGTCGCACGGAATGCCATCCACATTCACGGCTGTAGTTCCAGGAGGAGGAGTCCACGGGCTGACTCCATCCCAAACGATGATGTTTTCGACCACCTTTGAGGCGTCGCTTACAATTGCGTATGTCATGTTAGAAGTAGGTTGTTACCACAACGATGGCTGGACCGCCATTGCCTCCGGCTCCAGAATTGCCAGTATTGTCGAAGCCTGCGCCTCCGCCTCCTCCACCACCACCATAGCTTCCACCGGCTCCACCGGCTCCAGCATTGCCCGTAATCGAAGAGCCTCCACCTCCACCTCCAGATCCGCCACAAGGAAAGTTCGCATCCACACTTGCTCCTGCACCTCCCGCGCCTCCCGCCGTCCCGCCTGCTGCATTTCCGCCCGTTTGAAACGATCCATAGGCAACTCCAGAAGGAGCCCCAAGAGACGCCGCAGGAGTGGTTGGAACTGCACCTCCAGCCCCTCCTCCAGAAGGGGCGTTGAACGAAGAAACTCCGGATGCTCCAACCCCGGTATTGTTGCCGCCGCCGCCGTTCGAGCCAACAAACATGGCTCTTTGAGTCGTATTTGTACCAGCAGGACCAGACGCAGTAGTTGCAATGCCAGCAGCCGCTCCTCCAGCAGCAAACACCAAGTTGTTGAAACTCGTCATCCCACCGGCAGTTCCCGCATTTCCATTGGTGGAGTTTGTGGTTACCGACGCCCCGCCAAGACCAATCGCGCCAATCGTCACCGTTTCGCTTGCTCCCAACAGCGAGGCATCAATCGTTCGCATAGCAAAGCCACCAGCGGCGCCTGCACCACCTCCGGCTCCACTTTGCCCGGAAGCTGTCTTTCGGCCAGATGCACCTCCGCCACCAGCTCCCACAACAGTCACCTGAACCGACTTGGCCCCCACAGGCTTTGTCCATGTGCCGCTCGACGTAAAAATTTGAACGTTGGTCGGGGTCGCGCTTCCGCCCCCGCCTGCAACGTTTGTTGCTGCGGTAATGCGCCCGGCTGCGTCAATGGTAAGCGCCGGGATTTGCGCGCTCGATCCGTACGTTCCCGGGGTCACCCCGGTCGATTTCATCAGGTCGCTCCCGACTTGTGTAAGTTGTTGTGCCATAATTAAATGCCAAGCGCTTGCTTAATTTCGTCAGGGGTCAATGCAGCATCAATTTGTGACTGCATGGCTGCATATTTGTCTCGAATTGCCTGCCTCGCCGCTTCAGCGTCCGCGACCGAGTTTCCGGGAATTTGTTTGGAGACAATTTCATCGTAGGGCGCAAACTCTTTTGCACGAGCTTCTCGCCGCAGGCCGTGCCCGATGCCCTTTGCTTTTTCGAGGTTAACTAGAATGCTCATGGCTGAAACTCCCACGCGTTGCGGAATGTGCGGTCTGTTGGAATCTCAGATGCGTCCACAATTTTAAACGGGACGCCCCCCGGAACGTCTTTTGCTGCAATTTCTTCTGCCGTCAGCCCGCATTCTAAAATCGGAGTGACGACCGCAACGCCGCCATCCTGAGTTGGGTAGATGATTTTCTTATTCATATCACTGACAAACAGTTAGGCAGATATCTTGCGGATCGGTTGCTGCGCTGACGACGTTCGAAATGTAAATGCGAAAATCGCTTGCCGATGGAGCGACTCTTGTGTTTCCCAGAGAGTTAAAAAACAAGGTCACAACTCCTAAGCCGTTTGTTGTCGTTACGCTTGCATTCCCCGCGACGACATAATTTGCAGACGCTAGCGGCGAAGTAAAAGTAAAGCCGAAATTTCCTACCCCAAAATCCGTGATGGACGACACGTTTAGGCTCGTCCGAATTGCGGGCGTGCCGGTTCCGTTAAAATTTATAAACGCTTTGACACTTTGAGCGCCGCCGGAAACGCCTGCCGTGTTGGCGGAAGTGATGCGCCCAAGGGCATCCACGGTCAGCACCGGAATTGCCGCGCTGGAGCCGAAAGTCCCCGGAGTCACGCCGCTCGCGGGCAGTTGGGCGGTCGCAAGCGTGCCCGAAATGATGTTGCTTGCGTTGGTGGTGTCCGTTATCGCGGACGCCGCAAGGCCACTAATTTGTGCTGTCGTGATTGCAATAATGGAGCTTGTCGCTCCGGTCAGTTGGCCAAACTGGTTGACAGTAAAAGCGCCCACTGCGCTCGGGCTGCCGTAAGTCCCCGCAGCAATACTGGTTGTCGTTAAACCCGGCCCCGTTGCGCCCGAAGGGCCCACTTCTCCCTGGAGCCCCGACGGGCCCACTTCTCCGGGGACACCCGAGGGGCCCGCCTCTCCGGGGACACCCGAGGGGCCGGTAGCCCCGGTCGCCCCGGGCACTGTCGAGGCCTCACCCGACGGGCCTTGAGCCCCAGCGGCTCCGCTCGGGCCCGTCGCTCCTATTTGCCCGCGCACCACACGCACCGTGATCAACGCCCCGACCGCTGGCGCGCTTGGAAACGTAATTGTCCCGCCGTTGGCTGCATTAACTATGTAGGCGCCGTCGACAGCGCCCGGGTGCTGGATGGTGCCGTCAATTGTCACCAAGTACGATGCGGCGTCGTCTCCAAGGTAGCCGTTCAGTGGCGAAAACTGTGTTGCCCCGCTGCCGGTAAACTCGGTCAACACGCCAATCCCCGCTGCCCCCGGGCCCGTGGCTCCCGTTGGCCCTTCGACGCCTGTTGCGCCTGTTGGGCCCTCGGCTCCCGAAGGGCCTGTCGCGCCACTTGGTCCTTCAATTCCTGTTGCACCTGTTGGCCCTTCAAACCCCGACGGTCCCGTTGCACCCGTTGGCCCTTCGACGCCTGTTGCCCCAGTTGGCCCTTCGGCTCCAGACGGTCCAGTTGCGCCTTCAACGCCCGTTGCCCCAGTTGGCCCTTCGACGCCTGTCGATCCTGTTGGGCCCTCGGCTCCAGACGGTCCAGTTGCGCCTTCAACGCCTGTCGCCCCCGTTGGCCCTTCGACGCCTGTTGCGCCTGTTGGGCCCTCGGCTCCAGACGGTCCAGTTGCGCCTTCAACGCCCGTTGCCCCAGTTGGCCCTTCGACGCCCGTCGATCCCGTTGGGCCCTCGGCTCCAGACGGTCCAGTTGCGCCTTCAACGCCCGTCGCCCCAGTTGGCCCTTCGACGCCCTGTAATCCTGTCGCGCCAGTTGGCCCTTCGGCTCCAGTTGCCCCTTGAATTCCAGACGGACCTGTCGCGCCGATTCCGCCCTGCGTCCCTGTTGCGCCCGTGGCCCCGCTCGGCCCAATTTGCCCGTAAAGCACTTGCGTTGCGGTTAGAATAACGCTTGGGATCGCCGGGGCGGGCCCTGACGCCGGGATGTGCTCAAGACTCACCGCAGGGCTTGTTGTCTGCCAGTAAAGTTCGAGGTAATCGTTTGCCGCAAGTTTGAGCACGTAGTTGACCGTGCCGACGGCGTGGCCGTCAACTCCGCCATGCGATTCCACCACGCTCCAGCGTGAGTCCGTGTCGGGAACCGCAAAGCCATTTTTCGCCAGCCAAATGCTGGCGTCGTGAATTTGGTTGTCCGTATTAACCCATTGGACGCTAAATGTTACGGAATAAACGCCTGCCGTTGAAAATGTTACGCGACTTTGCGACACAACCGACACGCCTACAGAATCAGGGTCGGTGTTGTTGTAAATAATTGGGTTCCCAACATTTGGCCCTGCCGCTGTCTGGTCAATTGTGCTCCAAAAGGATCCCCAATAAGCGTCGGTTGAACTGATCCCTGAGGGGCCTTGAGCCCCGGACGGTCCCGTCGCTCCGGTTGCGCCCGCGCCCGTTGCGCCTGTAGGCCCGGTTTCCCCGGTCGCGCCAGCAGTCCCAGCTTCACCTGTTGCGCCGGTCGCGCCTGCGGGCCCAATTTCGCCAGTGGCCCCAGTAGGTCCGACTTCGCCGGTTGCTCCAGCAGTGCCAGCTTCACCAGTGGCCCCAACGGGCCCGGTGGCTCCAGCGTCCCCCATTAAACCTGTTGGCCCTGCAATGCCAGTTGCCCCGACTTCTCCAGCCGATCCCGTCGCGCCGGTTGCGCCTGCAGGCCCTGCTTCACCCGATGCTCCGACAAGTCCGGTGGCTCCAGTTGCTCCGGTCTCACCCGCGCCGGTTGCGCCTGCGGGGCCTGTGGCACCAATAGATCCGGTCGCTCCAGTTGCTCCGGTCTCACCTGCGCCGGTTGCGCCTGCGGGGCCCGTAGCGCCAGCGGGGCCTGTCGCGCCAATCTCGCCGGCGGCTCCTGTTGCTCCAACGCCCGTTGCGCCAATCGGCCCCGTGGCCCCGGTCGCCCCCTGCGCGCCACCAAAAGCACCCGGTGCTCCAGCTAGGATTTCGCAAACGATAATTTCACAGGAGGTTGGGCAGCTCATAATTCGGTCACGCTTCCAGAGATTGTCACTTTGCCCTCGAGAAGCCGCAGCTTGCGGCCATCGGGCAACTCGGCCAGCAAATCCCATCGCGCGCTCTGCGGCAGGAGCTCATCCGTTGTCGCGGCGTCAAGTGCGACCCGAAGCGTTTCACCGTCGCCGCAAAGCTCGCAAATAAACGTCGCCAACAGCGTGCCGTTTACCGCAGTTCGCAATTGCGCGTGGAATTGCCACCCCGCCAGAGCCTGCATCTCGTTGTTGATTTTCACGCGGACCCCAATGGCAAAATCGGCTCCTTCCTCGATGGAAAAATTGTAGAGTCCTGCGGCCATGTGGTCGGGGTGTTTGTCGTAAAAAAATCAAATCACGCGAGAGTGTCGCGCAAGGTCACTGCTTTATAAGTGATGTCAATAGTCCCCACGCTTTGCGGAGTCCCGTAAAGCTGGTGTGTGTAAAGCTGCTCGTTTTCTGCGCCCAAAATCTGAAACAGCCCGCACGGCGTGCCCGCGGGACTTGTCGATTCCCACTGGTCTGCTAACGCGGTTGCTGCGGTCTGCCAGAGCGTCTGCAATCCGGAAACGTCAACCGATTCCGTTGGTGCGGTAGGGTCTTCCGGGTTGGCGGGAAGCGTTGTGTATGTAGCGTAGGGCGATTGAAACGCCCACGCCCGCGTATTGTCCGGCCCAAGCGGAAGGTCTCCCGGAATCTGATAGGTGACGGTAGATCCGTCGTTGGCAAAGATTTCCCCGAACTCAATCGAGTGCCCCACCAGACCAATCTCGGGGTCATAAAGTCGGCCCGAAAGAATTTGCCCCTCGAGAACATGCATGCGCGGCGAGTAGTAGGGAGCGCAGCCAAATTTTAGTTCGGCGATGCAGTCTTCTGGATTGAACCCAATCGCGACTGGATGCACGGCCACGCTGAGAGTGCCGGTGCCCTCGATAGATGTCTGCCCATCGTCAATCATCCACCCGCCGACGGTGTGCTCGAGTTGCGACCAGTACCCCGACACAAAATCAGGGTCTCCAAACTCGTCCATAAAACTCGGCAACGGGCCCGACAAATGCAGCGCCAAATCGACGTTTCCAAACGCGGGAATCAACGTCGGTGCGTCGCCGCTCACCGTCGCTAGTTTTCCTCCGGCAAACCCAAGGCCGTAGATTTTATCGATGCTGTACACCGCAGCCTCCTCCGCGCCAAACATCCCCGCAGACGCGCGCCACCGGCACCAATTACTGATGTTGTTTCGGAATTTTTGAAGCGATCCGTACCGCAGCACAAAAGCCTCAAGCTCCTCCTCCGCCCGGATCCACCGCGCAAACGCGTCAATTTCTGCCAAAAGGCCGTTGGTCGCAAACCGATTCGCCCACACCTGGTCAGCGGTCTCAAGGTCCGCTTTTGCCTCTTCCATGCGGTCAATCTGCGCCGTCTTTCGGAGTTGCGCTTGCGACTGCAAAATAACTAGCGCCGCCTGTTGCCGTTGGATCTCCGCCAATCGGCCCCCGGTGGCTGTCGCCGCCTGCGCAGCCAGTCGAGCCGACCACGCGCTAAACATGTCAGTGATGACCGTCGAAAGCTCCGCTTTTGCTGCATCGTAGTCTTCCGGCGCATCGTAGCGCATCGCTTTATCCGTGACACTCATGCGCGGGTCCCACGAATGCGCCGCAAAACTGTACACGGGCCCCGAGCCTAGACCGACGCCCATCCACTCGCCCGCGATTGCATCGCCAACCTCGTCACCAAGTTGGTAGCCACGCACAAACGCACGCAATGAGTCGTCCGGCATTGTGTCGTTGTTCACGCCGAGCGTCGGGAGCGGCGGGTCCGCGGTGATGGTGTCCCGGCGCACAAATTTATCTCCGTCCCAATCGGGCTGCAAAGAATAGTCAATGCTCGTCAGGTTTCCGATTGATGCAATCGGCGTGACCTCAACCGTGCGCTCCCATTTTTCTACTGCGTGGTAGAGCCAGCCTGCCAGCGCCATCGGCACGGTAACGCTTGATATCGGGTTCACCGAGTTTTCATAATTCCCGACCGTCGGGGTCGTTGGTGCGAGCTGCTGCAGCGGGATTGGATAAGGGGCGCCGCCGGTCATGCGATAATAAATGGTCCGTGCCAGGGGACAATCACCGGCGCGGCAATCCCTCGCATCATAAGCACCTGCGCGCCGACGTTTGTCCGTAGTTGCTGCAGCACTTTTCTTTTCTCGGGCGTTTCGCCGGATCCAACGCTGTACGTGTCGCCGTGCCTCGGGTCCTCTCCGTCGACCACGTGTGCAATCAACACCCGGCTTTTGCTGACCGTGAAAGGGTCATTCCCGGCGGTTTCAATTGGGTCCGGGTAGTTTGTCCACCCCTCGGCTGTTGGGTCACCTTCTTTGAGCGTTGCGCTGACAATCGTCAGGCCGTCAACGTCGCACTCAAGCCAGATTGATTCGCCGATTTCTGGCAGCGGAAACTGCCCGGGGTCGTCTGCGTTGTCCTGCGCGCTTCCAAGAATTGCGCCAAGCGGCAAATCGCCGCCAATCGTGATCAACTCTCCGGTTTCGATAAAGCAAAAATAGGACTCGCCCTGCACCCGAACAACCGGAAACGCCGGGTCCTCCGGGTAGCCAATCACAACACGAAAAGGCGTGTATTTGAGTTCCTCGCTTGCCTCTCCACCGCCGCCGCCACCGCGCCGCCCTGTTTCGTCGACACTGAGCATCGTGCCGTTGCTCGATTGGATCATCCGCAGCCCGACTCCAGGCCGCACAGCGTTTTGCCGGATTTCGGCGATGATTTGTTGTAGGTGGACCGCGCGGATGGGGTCACCAACTGAAATTGTAGGCAACATGTTAAGTCCCTCCGTAAAGCCCCGTGTCCCACCCTACGCGGCTGCCAATCCACTCGTATGTATTCTCCCAAAGCCCTGTTGACGGCGTGTATCGGCCCTCAGCGTTGTTCAGTAGGTAGTTTGTCATTCCCCCCGGATCAATCGGTGGCGCGTTGATTTTGCCGACAAGCTCCAGCGGTGGCGCTGCGTTCTCAAACCGCGTTAAGCGCACCACCACTTTGGGCGCGTAGTACTCTTTGGTGCCTCGGCTGTAGAGCTTAAACAGTGTTCCAAAAACTGTGCTTGCGTCGTATTTACTCGGGTCAAAATAGCCAAGGTCGTCGTTAAGCACCGTAAACCCAGATACTGTAAGATTTTTATTTTTAGGGTCTTGCGGGTTTGCCTTCCATCGGTTCCAGGCGTCCCACGCGTCATTGCCTCCCGGGATGTCGTTAAAGGCCGGATGACTTTCAATTGGGTCCACTGTTGCTGCTCCGCTTACGGAAAGCTGCGTCTCGCCGGTGCCCCCGCCTCCGCCGGGGCCTCCGCCGGAGTTGTTCCAAAAAAAGACTTGCTCCCCCGAATACTCATAGACGCCGTTTGAGATTTTATAGGTCTGGTTGGCCATCCCATCTACTTCAGACCCAAAACTTTCAAGGCTTTGGTACGTAAAGCGCAGCGTTTTTGTCGCTGCCTCCGTGTTGTAGATAGTCTCTTCTGAAATGAGCGTGCCCATAGTTTATTTTTGATAGGCCGGGGCGGCCATACTTGTCCCTTTGTTCGTATTATCAACGACTTGCTTCAGCAGGGCGTTTGTGAACTTCTGCTGCGACACCATCGGGTCAAGAGTCTGAAACGACCCGCGCACAACGCCGCCGCCGACGCTGCCGAACATCCCGAACACCTGCGACGCGCGCGATGGAGCAGGCGGCGCTTTTGTGTTGAGCACGTCGAGAATGTCGCGTTCCAAAACAGGCTTTTCGGGCGCGCGCGGTTTTGCGCCTAACTCCGCCTGCATGCGCTCGGCCTCGGCGCGGCCTTCATCCATTAACGTGCGCAATTTTTCTTTTTCCGCGACAAGGTCAATCACTGGCGTTTGGCCCGCTTTTTTAAACTCCGCGGCAAACGCTTTCCCGCTAGCAACAAGTCGTTGCCCGGCTTGGTCAAGCGTTGGCAACGCAGCGGTCATTTCATCTGCACCTTTGACCATGTCTAAACTACCGACTGCGCTCATCCGAAACGCAGAAGTCTGCAATTCAGAACCGGCTTGCACTAATTTTTCGCCGATCACTGGCAAATCGCGCAGTTTGACAAGCATTGTTCCGATTCCGTCTAAAATCAACGCAGCAAACTGTTTACCAATTCCCAACAACACAGTGCCAAATCCTTTGAAATAGTCTGTGATGCCTCCAAAGGACCCGCGAAACAGTTCCGCAATTGCAGCTCCGACGGCTTTTACTCCGGCCAAAAAATAGTTAATCCCGTCGCCAAACCCAATTTTTAACGCGGTGCTAATCAACTCGCCAAGATTGCCTTTTTGAATGGAGCCGTAAATTGACGCAATCACGTTTCCAACGCTTTCGCCAATCGCGGTGATGTCTACAGTCTTAAACCAATCCGCCGCCATTTTCAAAATTGGCGCTAGTTCTGCGGCCATCCCGGTAAAGAACCCGCGCAGTTTTGTGTGGTAGAGCCCAAACGAGTCAGTGATGCCGTCAAACGTGTCTGCGTACTTGGCCATTAGTTGCCCTTGCCGCCCAATAGCCGCGGCCGCCTCATCGAGTCCACCGGCCGCAAAAAACGCAAGCATCCGCCCGCCAGACTTTCCGAACACTTCCATCGCCACCGCAGATTTAAGCGCCGGGTTTTCGATGTTGGCAATGCTCTCACCAACAAGCCTCAGTTGTTCATCCGCGGTCGTCTCCGCCAAAGCATCTGCGGAGAGCCCCAACGCCTCAAACGCTTTTTGCGCCGCCTCGCTGCCGGTTTGCGCGCCCACGATGGCTTTTTGCAACTTGGCAATCGTCGGTTGCACCTCATCCGCGCCAAGTCCCGCCTGCTCAAATGCGACGCGCAACTGCATCAGTTTTTCGATGCTCACGCCCGTCTGCTCTTGCAGGTCGACCAGCTCGCCGCCCTGGTTCATGGCCTCGTAGATTCCCGCACCGAGCCCGGCAAACGCGCCAACGCCGGCGACCGACAGCCCTTTGACGAGCCCAGCGATGCCGCTAATGCCCTTGCTTAACGCGGAGCCCATCAGTCTGCCCGTTTGCGCTGCGGTGGAACTCACCGCTTTTAGCCCGCGGTTGACCGCATCCAGCCCAACAACAAAGCCGGTAACTTTTAAATCAAGGACTGCCGTCGCGCTCATAGTTTGACCCGTTTTTTGGTTTTGTAGACGAGTTGCCGCATCATTGCCGTCACTTGTAGCCGAACGGCATGAGGAATTCGGCTTGTCATCAACATGTCCTTCGTTGGAAACCCGACGGAATTAGTCATGCGAAAATAAAGCCGAGTGAGCGAAATTTCAAACTGAGCACTACCCGGACCACGGTGCTTTTTTACCCACGACGGCAAAGACGCCTGCACCTTTTGCGCTCCTTGAACCCACCCGCTTGCAAGGTAACCGATTCGCTTCCGCGCTTTCTTTGCGTAGGATTCTTTTGCGGCTTTTGTTACCCACCGCACGGGTTTGTGGTTTCTAGGGACTTTCCCATAGTTGTTGCGTCGGGTTTGGTGGTACCGATGCATTTCATTTAGAGCCGAGTTTGATTTCTGATCGTTCTCGGTTTGCGGTTCTTGGAGTCCGTTTTTTTGAGCCGCGCGCAAACTTGTTGTGAACAGCCTGTTGATACTGGCGTCGAGGCTTTTGATTCCGCGTTGCCTTCCTTCTTTATCGGATTCTGTGTCTTTGCTGCTGCGCTGCCATTTAAACGGCGGGGTCAAGCGGACAGCTTTTGCCGCGACACCTTTTGCTGCTATCAAAAACAGTTCTTGGTAGGTTTTGCGGTATGTTCGGTGGTGCTCATCAATAGCCCGCCACAGTGCGTGCGTGCTCATTTTAAAGCTCACCGTGTCGCTCATAATTCAGCCTCAGCGTCAAGCGCAGCAAGCCGAGCCTGCACAGCGTCAAACTCAGCGGCGGCCGGCGGGCGTTTTGGCACGGTCCACACGCCTTGCGAGTAGAGCCAGGCGTGCCAGTACTGCAACGCGCGAGAAAGCGGCAGCGTCCACAAAATAAAATCCTCCGCCCAGCCGGTGTTGGATGCGACAGCGTAAACCATCGATGCACTCCAGCCGGGCGGTATCAGTTTCCCGGCTCGTTCGGGTCTGGGGCGGTTTCACGACTGACGGTGTCCACCGCGGCCACTGCCGCAAGTTCTGAGATGCGGTTGATTTCTGCCTCCAGTTTTTTGAGGTCGCCGGGCATCACCTCAAACTCAAACCGGGCGATGAAATCCTCCGCGGTGCCCTCTCGTAGCGCGCGCTGCACGGTAGCGAGCGGTGCGGTTTGGAGCCAAGCAAACGCCACCACCTGGCGCTGCATTTCCTCGGCTGTTAATGCGTCCCCGTGCCCCAAGAAAAGGCTCAGTCCTAGCTTCCGGCATGCAGTCATGCTTCCAATAGAAAACGGCCGCAGCTTTAGATTTCCAACACCCACCGGCCCGTCAAAAAATGCGTCGTCCGTGCTCATAACATCGCCAAGATTTTCGCTTTCATTTCATCGCTCGCGTTTGCCGCGATTGTCGCCACTCGGTTTCCGCGGCGAATTAGGACGCTTGGTTTATGCTCCTTCACAAACGCGGTTAGCTGCGCCAGGTTGTCCGAAAACGCGCGCAGGTAGGCGATCGGATGGTTGGCGTTTGCTTCGCACCAGGCCTTGTCGGCAAAGCGTTTTGCCACCTCGGAAAAAGTCAGTTCCTCGCGTTCAAACGCCGGTTCAAAAACAGCTTTGGCGTCGCCATCCATGACCCACGTGACGGTGCGTTGCAGCCCGTTTCTCGTTTCTTCGACGGTGTAGCTGTAGGCCTTTTCCGCCGGTTTACAGCCGCAGCTAATGGCCGCGGCTACGGTGCGTGTGTTGCGCGACTGCAACGGGTTTTCGTTGTCGCGCAAAAACTCAATTGTTTGCCCTGGTCTCATTTCAAATTTTGTCGGCTCTGCCCGCCGCGGGCGTGTGCGTTAGTCTGCGCTCGGGTATGCGGTGCCGGAGTACTCGAACTTTTCAAAGTCGTCATTCACCTGCGTCCGTTTCACACTGGTGATAACAATTTTTCCCTCAGCTCCAGTCGGAGCGCCAGATGTGCCGCCAATTGTGACGGTGGGCTCTCCAGAACCGCGGACCGTGAAAGTCGTTGTCGTGTCGATCAACCGCGCTTCGGAAAACTCACCGAGTCGGTCCATGAGCATCTTTTCTTCCGACTCGTACGAAATTTCAACGGACTCAATAAGCGTCCCCGTCAGGGCTGAGATTCCAAAACCGTTTGCGCTTGGCATGATGTGGTCCTCTTTATTCGTACTTGGTCGCGGTGATTTCCGCCGTCCGGAAATCGTCGTTTGATTCGGAAATTTTTGCGCTGGTCACCTTGAACCCGGAAAAAGAGCCGATGCTCGGCGTCGATCCAATGGAAACGTCGCCCTTGCTGCGGATTGTGACACGCGTGGTTACCACGCCTTTCGGCTGCGCAACAACAGTTGCTCCAACTTCGTTTTTGATCGTCGCGACTTCAACGCTTTGCTCTTCGGAAGATTCCTGCATCCAGCCACCGGATGGGGCCGTGCCGCTAAAAGTGTCGGTAACTCCAAATGTTGCAGGCATACGTTTTTTGCGGTTTGTCAAGCCGGCGGCCCGAAGCCGACGGTGTAGTTCATCGTCGTCACGAATTGGTTGTTGTTGACGCTTGGCTGCGTGCTGGTCGCAACAACGCCAAAAAGCGCAACCGTGGCCGTTGAGATTTCCAACTCGCGGATCACCGTGTCGATCTCTTGAGCCCACGCGGCCTGCTGCGCGGTTGTTGTGTCGCTGCTCGCAGCCACCAGCGCAACCTCGAGTGTCCCCCGGTACAACGGGCTTCCAAGCACGCTCTCGGCTTCAATTTTTAACAGTATTGCCGGCAACTGCATTTCATCCGCTGTGTGTTGTCGGCCGATGTACATCGCGGGAAACTCGGTAGCCAACGCGTCGCCGATTGCGCTCACTAAAAACTGATCGATCATTGCGTTGGGTGCTCCAGGTTGAGCGTGTAGGAAATCACGTCCGACTGGATTGTTGCGATGCGTAGCGCGGTGCCGTTAACCGTCACCAGCTCGCCAACGCTTGGCGCCGGAAACCCCGTTTTGCGGACGTAAACCGCCATCACGTAATTGGCTCGGTTGCCGCCAATGTCGAGGTCCGGGTCGGTTTCTAACTCGTTGATGATCGCACGATAAACGGTGCCGCGGAAAGTAAACGATTGGCCCATGTAGGCAATCGCGTCCGTCACAGCGCGGGCGTTGATTTCGTGGAATCCCATCAAAGCACTCGTTTGCGCGCACGGGGCGCCGTTGCTTCTGCGTCTGGTTCCGCAGCTTTCAGCTTCTTTGTCCGCTCAGCAGACCGGCAGACGAAGAGGCACACTTCGCCGGGCGTTGAGAAGTCCTTGTAAAACCGCACGGCTTCATCCGGCGTTCCATGAAAAACAACATCAGGCCGCAGGCCCGTCCGGTGCGTGACAATTGCAAGTTTCGTCATTTCAATTCGGAACTTACGAAACGCGCGGCGAGATGCATCAAAAAAACACCGCCGAGGATTTGAGGCCCTCGGCGGTGAACACATCAACAGACAAAACTAGGCGCTAACGATGCGGACGCCGGTGTCGGTGCCAGGGGACGCTCCGTAAAGGCAGCTAAGGGAGTACTTTAAAACTCCTTCGTCCTGGTTGTACCAACGCCTCCATTGAAGCGGCAGGTTGAGGCCGGGGACAACCACGTCGGCAATCTCACCGCCGGACTCGGCAAAGCCGGTACTGTCGACGCTGCGCGCCGCTACAATCAAAGCCGACTTGTGAGCGGCAAACCCCTGCAGGTTCGCGGCGTTCGCGTCGGCGAGGTCCGTCTCGTAGACGTCAAACCCGGCAACGCGAGGAACGACGCCTTCGGTTTTTTGGGCCGTGATGCCGGGGATTTCCGCGCTGTTTAGCGTTTTGACCAGTGACGCGTAGTAAGTTGGGTTGACCAACAAACTGCGGCCGGATTTAGGCGCCTTTTTAGTGGCGGTCAACGTAGCGGAAATATCCGCGAGGTCGTCGCGATCAAAGTTAGCCGCTGTGATCGTCGTCGATGTGGCAAAGTTTCCAACGACGACAAGGTTCCAAATGTAATCAAACACCGCCTGCCCAACGGCTTCCAGCGCGGGCCGGATAAACAAGTCGTTGAGGTTGATCGCGCTTTTGCTGCGCTCGAGGTCATTGAAGCCCCACACAAAACCCGGAAACTGATTAAGCGTGATAGTCTTCGCCGTCATCGCTGTATCCTGTTGCGTGTAACCGCTGGACAGGTCAACCGCAGTCGGGCGGGTCGGGATGCGGGTCGTCACGGACGCTCCGTTTGCAGCAATATCCGCAGAGAAATCTGTCGTAAATGCCGCGAGGGGAGCAAAAACGCTGGACGCGTACGGAAGTGATTCGTTTGCGATAGCCGCCAGGTTCACTCCGGCGATGGTATTAGTAGCCATGGTATTGGTTTAGTGGGGTTTAGTTGCGGAGTATGTCGCGGTGCTTGAGGTAAAAAGCGTTGCGCGCTTCGACGGGCAAAGCGTTGTACTCGGCCCAGAGTTCTTTTTGTGTGCGCTGCTGCACCGGTTCGGAGGCAACGGCCACAGGCGGCACGCCGATTGCAGCCATCGCCTCGGTCACGCGCATTTCGGCAGCCTGCGCTGCTTGGCTCAATTCGGCGTTGCGCGCCTCAAGGGCTGTCACAGCGTCCAGCAGCTCCACGCGCTGCGCTTCGACGTTTTCAGCGCGGCCGATCTGTTCGTTCAACAGCGCGGTCGCTGCGGTCAGTTCCGCGGCAAGGCGGACATTTTCTTCCTGCGCAGACCGAAGCGCCGTCAGCGCCTCGGTGATCGTCTTCGGGCCTTCAATCATGATGCCCTTTTCGGGCTGTCAACTGAGCTGCGTTTCGAGAAACGCCATTGCTTCATCCTCTAACGCGATTTTGTCGATGAGGTTGTTTGCCAACGCCCGGGGCGCAAGAAATGCCTGCCCGCGCATGGCGTCCGCGCTTACCAATCGGCGGCGAAGCACGTTTCCGCGGAACTGTTCAAACGCATCCTGCACGTACTGCTCAAGCGAAGCGCGTTGGTCCGGCGTCAAGGATGGCCCGTGCATCGCTGCTTTGAGGTCGCCTTCGGCGTTTGTAATCGGCTGCCAGTCCATGCCCTCCGCGGCCCACATGGCCGACTGGTCGACCCACGGGATGATGGTTCCAATGCTGCCCCAAGTGGACGACGGCGTTCCGAAAGCCCAGTCGGCGCTAACTGCGATGTTGTACGCCGCGCTGCACGCGAGGTCGTCCGAAAACGCAAGGACCGGGATTGGGCACGCCTGCACGGCCTCGGCGATTTCTGCGTTGCCGACCACAGTTCCGCCTGGGGAGGAAATTTCTAAAAAAATTCCGCGGGCACCCTCTTCGACTGCGCTTTCGATTTCATCGGCGATGTCTTCGTAGTCTGAATTTCCGCAACTTTTTTCAATCACGGACAACCCTTTGCCGAGCACGCCGCACACGTGGATTTTGGCAATCCCCGACGGCAGGATTTCCATCTCTTCGCGCGGGTTGGCAAACACCTCCGCCCCGGGCATGCCGTCAGCGCGGACCATTGCATTTTTCACCACGCGCGCCACCGCAGCGTGCCCCTCGGCGGTGATAAACCACGGGCGGAAGAAAACCTGCTCGAAAACGCGTTGGAACCTCATAGTGCGGGAATCTCGGTCGGTGCTGGGGCGGGCGCTGCGGCCATCGGAACGCCGGGAATCACGCGGAATGCCGACTCTGGCAGCCCGCTGCGTTCCATGCGCGTGCGAATTTCGATTTCTTCGCGCTCGCGTTCGTCGAGGTGGTCCCCCAACGTGCGGCCACCCTCAGCAAGAATCTCGGTGAGCGTGCGCATTCCTAGTTTGTAGGCCTCGCGCGCGTCTGCGTTGGCGTACCCGGCATCGACGGTAACCGTTGGGGGTGTTGTAAACCCCCACTTGAGGCTGCCCCCGAGGTCCGTCCCGCGGTACGGCGGAAGGATGCCCAGCTTGACGGCTTTGCTCACCGCGTAGCCGACTCGCCGGCGCGCTGCGGGGCGTAGGAGGTCCTGTCGGTCCTGCACGGTGCGGTTAACTTTTGCCACCATTGCGCGGACGCTGGCGCCCCCAAGTTTTGATGCGTCCCAGAAAAACTCGTACGGCAGGCCGGCACCGTGCAGGGCGTTGCGTAGGAGTCGTTCCATCAGGCTG